GGTCTCCGCCGTCTGCACCCGCGCACCATCTCGCCCATCACCGACGCAAAGCGCGGGCTGGTCGGGTTTGTTCGACGCGCGAACAACACCGAAATCCGGTTAGAGCCGGAGACGGAACTGTTGCACCTCTGGGAACCGTCTGTAAGAAGCGAAGTCGAACCCGGCGTCGGGCTGGTGACGACGGCGCTGACGCAAGCCCGCGCGCTGCTGGCTGCCGAACGGTACCAGACGGCGTACTTCGAACGCGGGGCGGTGCGCCCGACGGTGTGGATGTTTGCGCAACGCCCGACGGACGCCGAGCGGTCGCGCTTTGAGCAGTGGCTGCGGCAGTTGGTCAGCGGCATCCGCAATGCGTTCCGGCACCTCGCGCTGTCGAGCGAGATCAAAACCGTCACGCTGGGGGATACACTGTCCGACGCGGTGCAGCCGGAACTGTTGCAGCGTGCGGCGGAACTGATGCTGACTGCGTTTCAGGTTCCGATGTCGTTGGTCTTCAGCAACGCCAGCAACTACGCGACCGCGCTGCGCGACTACCAAACGTTTGTTCTTCTCACAATACTGACCAGAGCACGCGAAATTGCGGCGATGCTCCAACCGCACTTTACGGCATACAACCAAACGCTGCGCTGCAACGAAGCGCGTATTGACGCGGTGCAGAACTCGGAACTGGAAAAAGCGGAAGCGATCCAGCGCCTCACCGGACAGCCGGTGCTCACATTGAACGAAGCGCGGGCGCGGCTTGACCTCCCGCAGTTTGTCGAAGATGACGCGGATCGCGAACTGCTGCGTTTGCGCAACCGGCTGGCGATAGCGCGGGAAGCGGTTGCTGCCGGTCTCGATACGAGAACGGCGTTGCGGCTGGCGGGCGTCAACGGCGCTGAATCGACAGACGACGCGGCGAAATCGCTGAAGAAGGACGACGAAGCGGGACTGATGCCGCACGAGGTGCAACTCTACCGCGACCTCAAGCGCGCGTTTCAGCAGTTGCGTCAGGTGATGCTCGACGGCGCAGACGAGATTACGGCGCAGATGTTCAGCGAGACGCTCTATCCCGCAATGCGCCGCAATATCGAGACGATTGCGCGTCTGTTCGCAGACGAGATGCGCATTGAGGTCGGTGTTGCGGTCAACGTCGATGCGCTGCTGGCGGATTGGGCGGAGGAAGCGACGCGGCGGCAAGTTGAAGAATTGCTCTATCCGTACACGCGCGACTACATCGCCCGCGCGGTCGCTGCTTGGCGACGGATGCCGGGAGCCGACCGCGACGAACTCGTTCGGATGATCGAACCGGTCGTCGGCGCGAAGCGCGCCGAGACCGTCGCCATCACGGCTGCGACTGAAGCCGCAGCCGCGGGCGTGCGGGCGTATCGTGACGGTCTGCGGGCGGAACACAATCTGGAGTACGTGATGGTTTGGGAGACCGCCAACGACGAGCGCGTGTGTCCGATCTGCGGCGCGCTCCACGGTAAGCGCGAGGACGAGTGGGGCGGACGGAGCGGGCCCCCGGCGCACCCGCGTTGTCGGTGCGGCGTCAGACTGGAGCGGATCGATGCGAGTTAGCGTCTCTGTCGATCTGGATAACGCGCTGCGCAAACTGCTGCCGCGTGCGGCGCGGATCGAAGCCGCGCTTGACGCGGGCGCGACCGCTGCGCACGGAATGATGCAAATCTATCCGCCCCCGCCCGCGGGTTCACGCTACCGGCGGACTGGCAATCTGCGGCAGAAGTTGAGGATCAAGAAACTGTCGAAAACGTCGCGAATCGTTGAGAACACCGCGTCCTATGCGCGGTACGTCTACGGAATGCCGCAAGCGCGCGTGCACCGCGGACGGTGGGCGTCGGTGCGCGACGCGGCGGAAGCGGCGCTGAAGGAAGCGCTTGCGGTGTTGAAGGAGAGGGGGAGGTGAGAGATGGAGTGGCAGACCGCGCCCGGCGCGGCGTTGAAAGCAATCGAGAGCGGCGACGTTGAAGGGCTGCTGGTGGTGTTCGGCAGTCCCGACGCAACCGACCTCGAAAATGAGTTCTTCACGCGAGAAACCGATTTCGGGCGCTTGCGCGAAACCCCGATCTGGTTGAACCACGCGCAGCCGGTGAAAACCGCGTCGGGGGTTATCCTCGTCGAAGAGCCGATCGGCTACGGCGCGCTGGAACTGACCGATGAGGGGGTGATCATCCGCGGACTGCTCGACGCGAAATACCGCTACCTCGCCCAGATCGCGCCGGAAATGGGCTGGTCGAGCGGGACGGCTGCGCACTTGGTGGTGCGCCAACCGGCGGGGAAGGCGATGTTCATCAAACGCTGGCTGCTGGGGCTGGATGCGAGCATCACGCCGACGCCCGCAGAGCCGCGTACAATGTTGAGGAATGTCTATCGGTTAGTCATCAAGTAGGAGGGGAAGGAAGCAATGACGGAAATCGTAATGAACCAGTCAGAACTCGCCGCCGAGATCGCCGCGCGGCTGCGCGAAGATGTCGCATCGCGACTGCGTGACGAGGTGGCGGCGGCGGTGAAAGCGCAGAGCGTCGGCGTGGCGACAACCGCACCCGCTGCGGAAGGCGAAGGCGTATCGTTCGGCGACTTCTTGAAGTGCGTTGCAACCAACGACGTTCAGCGTCTGCGCGCGGTGTACAAGAGTACGAAAGCACTGGATGAAACGACCGGCGCGGGCGGTGGGTTTCTGGTGCCCACCCAGTTTGAGGAGCGCATCCGCGCGGTCGGCGCGCCGATGCTGTTCGACCAACTCGTTGCAGCCGGTCGGGGCCCGCTGATGCTGCGCACCAACGCGGCGGAACTGGCGCTGCCGGTTCTGGAGCAAGACCAAGCGCCGAACGTCGAGAGCAGCGCGCTCGTCGGCGGCGTGCGGCTGGTCTGGCGCGAACAGAGTGCGGACGTTCTAGAGAGCGAACCGAAGTTCGAGCAAAAGATTTTCCGCCCGCACGCGGCGGACGCCTACGTTGCGGCAGCGACCGAACTCATCACCGACGCGCCGCAGGCGTTGGAAGACACGCTTGTTACGCTGTTCGGACGCGCCTACGCGGTGTTGAAGGCGCGGGTGATGCTGCGCGGCACCGGCGTCGGTCAGCCGCGCGGGATTGTGGGGCATCCGGCGTCGATCAGTGTGACGCGGGCGACGGGAAGCAGTTCGCAAGCGGACAATGATACGAGCACCATCCTCGCAATGATCCAGCGCCTGCTGCCCGGCAGCGCGACTGCGGTGTGGATCGCCCATCCGTTCTGGCGGGCGCGGCTGATGGCGACGCGGCTGGCGGAAACGCTGTTGTACACCGTCAACGGACAGTCGCTTATCTACGGCGATACGCTGGCGGGTATTCCGATTGCGTACAGCGAGCACTTGCCCGCCGTCGCCGAAGCCGGATCGCTGGTGCTGGCGGATTTGTCGTACTACGCTTTCGTCGAGCGCGCGGGGTTCAGCGTCGCGTTCAGCGAGCACGTGCGCTTCCTCAAGCGGCAATCGGTGTGGTTGTTCGGTGTGCGGATCGACGGCGCGCCGCTGGTCAACGCGCCGCTTATCCTCGCCGACGGCGCGGGCAACAACACCGTCAGCCCGTTCGTACAGATTGCGCCGGGTTCGTAATAGGCGGGGTGTCACAACTCTCTATAGAAATAAAAGAAGATAGAGTGTTGTGACACCGCTGATGACCAGAAGGCGGGGAGTACTCCATTCGGGTTAGGCGGGCTGTCACAACACCTCATAGAAATAAAAGAGAATGAGGTGTTGTGACACTGCTGATAACTAGCCCGCGCCCGGCGCGGGCGTCACAACAGTCAAGGCTGTCACAACACGCTCTATAAATAAAAGAGATGCAGGTGCTGTGACAGCGCGAGAGGAGGGAATAGACGATGCTTGTTCAGGAGACCATTCAGCCGCTCTTGCGGTTCTTCAACGCAAACGTTACGACGACGACGGATACTACGGTCATCAACATTGCAAACACGCAGGCGGTGCGCATCGTTGCGCACACCGGAACGGTGTCGGGGTCGGCGGCGCTGCGCGTGTTCGTCAACCGGACGAATTCCACACAAAACGCGGTGGAGGTTCCGAGCAAGGCGATTACAACGCTGGCGTCGGACTCGTCGTATGAGATTTTCGTATCCGGCGCGGAAGCTTATACGGCGCTGTGGCGTGCATCGCATCTCTTTGTTCGCCTTGCGTTGACGGGTTCGGCGACGGTTCCGATAGCAATCGAGATTTCGGCGTTCCCCGGACGCGATATTCCCGCACCGCTGCCGGCGAACTGGACGCGGGTGTTGTGAGGTGACGGATGTACGCGACGTTGGCGCAGTTGAGGGAATACCTTAGCGTCACAACAACTGTTGATGACGCGCTGCTGACCGATCTGATCACACGCGCTACTGCGGTTATCGAACAGATGACGCGCAAAACCTTCACTGCGCCGGCGGCGACATCTCGAACGTTCGGTCGCGAGGTGATGCTGTGGGACGCGCAGTTGCGGCGGGATTATCTGCTGCTGCCGTCCGGCGTCTACATCGCGCAACTGGTCGGCGCGACCGACGGCGACGGTGATGCGATCCCGCTCACCGAGATCGCCACGCACCCGCCCGACGCGCCGTACACCGTCCTCGCACGGCGCGACCGGCGCTGGTGCGGCGCGTCGCAGCAAGCGACGATTACCGCGCGCTGGGGATACAGCATCAACCCGCCGGCGGATATTGTGCACGCGACGATCCGGCTGGCGGCGTGGCTGTACCGGCAGCGCGGGACGGCGAACGATCCGGATCGCCCGACGGTGGCGGACGGCGGATTGGTGCTGCTGCCGTCGGCGTTGCCGGACGACGTACGCGCGATACTGGAGCGCTACCGCGATGTCGTATAGTTCCGTCACCGACATTATCGAGTTGCTGGCGGGGCTGGCGGTGCAGTACAACAGCGCCGTCGTTCCCGTCCGGCGACTATCGACGCAACCGAACTGGTCAGACGCCGCGCAACTGCCGGTGCGGATCATCCCCGTCCTCGGCGGGCTGCATCTGGTCGAGGGGGGCGTCTACACCCCCACCCGCGCGACGCGGGCGGTGTGGGAGATCGACGATCTGCTGCTGGTGCGCGATGTCGGGATGGGGCGCGGCGTTGCGGATACGGCGGCGGCGCTGGTGGAGTACATCGAAGACTACGTTGCGCGGCTGCGCTTT